CCAAAACTTCCTGTGAAACTGGCTTTGGTTGACTGTTTCTTCATCAAGTGTTGTGTGATGTCAGGAAACATTGGTGCTGTCTTCTCAAGCGTAAAGAACCAAACGTCGCGATTTTCCATTTCAGCAACGGTTTTCTCAACCTGATAAACGACATCAGCCTTCTTCACAAAACTGACGAAAGGTTTGATGTGCAAAACACTCATGCACAAACGATCCTTGAGTCCAACTCCAAAGCACAAGAACTTCTGGTCTGCGTCTAACAACTGCACCTGGTTTCGAACTACTGTCACCATCACTGTACGCGCTCCAGGATCAACACTGGCCTCTGCATGGAACTGCTCGACAACAACTCCTGGTTTGTCCTCAAAGATCACAATCTTAGGCTTTGTCAACTTCCTAATAAGACCCTGCTCAGATTGGTCTGCAGAGGTCCTTCCTTCAACATTCAACTGGTCTGGTACCACAAAACGAGAACCTTCACTATAAGTGCCTAAGGTTCGTCGTTTGACTGCTTCGTTCACGATGTCTTCTGAACCACGCCAGCGAAAAACACCACTGCCTGATGGGTCTGAACCCACTTTCCGTGTGTTTTCTCTGCTAGCACGAGAACGTTTTTGTTGAAAAGCAGCCAAAGCAGCACGTTCCTCCTCCTCAACTTCACCATAAGCCTGAAGTGTACGTTCATCTTCTTCATCTCCCCAGCCTTCTGCGTCAAACTTCTCAACTTTCTTATGATCTACGAAGAAAGTAAGTCCAACGCCAACTGCTATCTTGATAAGGAAACCAACGACATCCAACCACGGCAAGTCTTTCGTGTATTCCATGAGTTTAAATGAGTGACTCTCGGCTACACAAGGCAAGTCTTCTGGCATAGGTGTGCGCGCACGAATTTGATCCATCAGCAACACTCCATTCTCCGACCAACAAAGGTAAGAGATACCGTCCTCAAACTGAATTTCCATTGAGGGACCAGTGTAAGGAGGCCTAATACATCCAAAGCCTGCAAAAGCACTAGCCCATGTATCAAAGAAGTGATTACTGTACGCCAACTTCCACTGTAACATGTGGGTCATTACAACCTTTAACACGTCCAGTTCACCAACTGAGGTGTGTACAATACCTGCAAGGTCCAAAACTGAATGTGGCACCTTGTCAGTCGTCTTCGCTTTCATCCAGTAAACGTGATCTGCCTTTCCAACTTGATCATGCATGGTAAATGGCTGTCCGTCCTCCACAACATGTACAACAGGCTTAACATCTTGAAGCTGTTGCAAGACCGTTACACAAGAAGTTTGAACGCGTGTGGCCAAACCAACTTGCCGATACACTTTAACATATTTCATGTATGCGTCAGTTCGCTGCTGGGGTGTCCACTCCGGATTATCCCAATCAGAAGGTTTTGCTGTTCGAGACAACAGTCCACCAACTCGAGTGAACGAGTAGTAGAAAGTAGTCAACCTCCGAAAGAAACGATCGTGGTCTTCTGTCTTCCACTCCTTGGTACGTCTTCGGAACATAGACTCGTTCGCAGCCAAAACCAATGGCTTCCTGAGTTCTCCGTTGTAGGTACGCCAAACAAGATCTAACACAAATGAAAAACGCTCTTCACTATCACAGAACTCATCATAACATTCCGCTCGGCCTGCCATCCCTTTCAGGACTTCAGTTTTACCACAACCAGGTGGTCCAAACAAAACGTAGACTGGTGCTGTTGTTCCTGTTGTCTGTGCTCCCTGTGCATGAAAGTCATCATCCCTCATCCAAACATCCTCATCCATCTGGAAACGGCCACCCTGCGGTGGGCGCTGATCACGTTGCCAATGTGGGACAAACATCATGGGGTCACGTTGACCCATGTTCTGTCCACGACCACGATTTCCTCCACGGTGATTCTGCATGC